AATCGTGGTAAGATAGAAGCGGAGAACGAGGCAGCCGAAATCGAAGCACAAGCAGCCATTGATGCAGAGCTTGATACTATCAAGCGCATTCAGCTTGAGAAGGAATTAGCAAAGGCTAAAAAAGATGCTCGTATAAAACTGATAGAAGATGAACTTGCTCTCACCAAAGAAGGAACGCTTCGCTACCAAGAACTTCTTAACGAAAGGCTTCTTGCGGAATCGGAGTATAATGCAGAAAGCAATCGCCTTGACCAAGAGTCAGAACAAGAAAAGATTAACCGCAGGGCAGAAACTAATGCTGCTATTAGTCAGGTAGCCTCGCAAGGCCTTGAAGCCTTGTCGGCACTATCTGCTGCATTTGCAGGTGAAAGCGAGGAGCAACAAAAGAGAGCCTTTCAAGTGCAAAAGGCTTTGTCGGCAGCCAATACGGTGGTATCTACTATTGAGGCAGCACAAAACGCATACTCTACGGCGCAAAAGAGTCCTATAACGGCAGCGTTCCCTGCATATCCGGCAGTACAAGCCGGTCTTGCAACGGCTTTTGGTATTGCGAAGCTAAAGCAAATTCAAAAGAGTAAATTTGAATCACCGGAAGTGCCTACGGAAAGCAGCGCACCAACAGGCCAGTCCTTCACGCCTTCTTTTAATGTTGTAGGTGCAAGTGGTGTTAACCAAATTGCCCAAAGCCTTCAGCAACAAGGTCCCGTTAGGGCTTATGTGGTAGGAAGTGATGTAACTTCGCAGCAAGAACTTGATAGAAATAGAATAAATAACGCAACATTGTGAAAATAGTAGAACTAATACTTGACGAGGAACAACTATTGAGTGGCGTACAAGCCATCAGTATTGTTGAACATCCGGCCATTGAGTCGGATTTCATTACCTTGAGCAAAGAACAAGAGGTAAAACTTGCAGAGGTAGATAGCGAGAAGCGAATCCTAATGGGTCCAGCCCTTATTCCAAACAAAACTATCTTCCGTCAGAACGGAGAAGAAGAATACTACATCTACTTCTCAAAAGAAACGGTAAGAAAAGCGTCAGAGCTTTTCCTAACGAAAGGCAACCAAAACAAAAGCACCCTTGAGCACAACTTCGAGTTAGAAGGGTTGAGTGTTGTTGAGAGTTGGATTGTAGAAAGCGAAAAGGACAAGAGCCAAGCCTACGGCCTTTCCGTACCGGAAGGCACGTGGATGGTATCTATGAAGGTTTACAACGACGAGGTTTGGGAGAACTATGTAAAGACTGGCAAGGTCAAAGGCTTTTCAATCGAGGGTTACTTTGCGGACAAAGTAAATATGTCGAAGCAGGTTGACCTTGAGCAAATGATTAGCGAAGTAGAACAGGAAGAAGAAATCCTCGAGGCAATCCGTGAGGAATTGCAACGTGAGGAACTTGAGAGTTATAGCGACTACGGAAGCGGAGTAAGAAACAATGCAAAACGAGGCATTGAGCTAAACGAGAAGGTAAACAACAAGTGCGCCACGCAGGTAGGAAAAGTACGTGCGCAGCAATTAGCACAAGGTGAGGCTATTACTGTTTCTACCATTAAGCGTATGTATTCGTATCTTTCTCGTGCCGAAGAATACTATGACGAAGGCGACTCAAAGGCTTGTGGAACTATCAGCTACTTGTTGTGGGGAGGCAAGGCCGGTAAGCGTTGGGCAGAAGGAAAGCTCAAGGAGCTTGGGGAATTAAAATGAAACAAATCAATTTAATATAGTTAGTTTATTAGTTATGAATGCGAAAGAAACAATTAGCAAGATTGCTAACCTACTTAACGTAGAGTTGGCCGAAGAAGCTCAAGAGGTGGCTCTTGAGAGCGTTAAACTTGAAAACGGTACGGTTCTTCAGGCGGAGAAATTCGAAGCCGGAGAAGCGGTATTTATCCAAACGGAAGATGAGAGCGTTGCTTTGCCTGTTGGCGAGTACGAACTTGAGGACGGACGTATGCTTGTTGTAGCGGAAGAAGGCGTAATCGCTGAACTTCGTGAAGCAGGTGAGGAGAAAGAAGTCGTTGAAGAAGAAATGGCTGAAGAAGAAGTAAAAGAAGAAGAAATGGCTTACGCAACCAAAGAGGAATTAGGTGCTGCAATGGACGAACTCAAAGGAATGATTGAGGAAGTTAAGCAGATGATGAGTCCGAAAGAGGAAGAAGAAATGAGTGCAGAGGAGCAAGTGAGCGAAGAAGCAACTGAACAAGTTGAAATGAGCGCACAAGAACCGGCTGCCAAACCTATCAAGGCAAACCCTGAAGCATCAGTTCAAAAGGATATGATGAAGTTTGCAGAAAATGGTCGCAAGTCAACACTTGACCGTGTCCTTGCTAAAATCTCTCAACGATAATGAAACAAGTACAAAAAGTTTGGGCAGAACTTTCTGCCAAGAAAGCTGAAAAGGTAGACCTTTCAGCAGTAGATGACATTGAATCTGCATACTCTATGCTTGAAAGAGCTATTAGAGAAGGTGATTCAGCTGAAAACGAAGTTGCTAATTTCTCTGGCAGACTCGACAAGCTAATGGTTGAGGGCCGTGATATTATGAAAAAGCTTGATAATATTTCAGGCCTTATTCAGGACAACATTGGAGATGGTGAAGCTGCTTTAGACCAGTTTGACCGATTGGCCAACGAGCTTGGTATGAGTGGAAGTGAAAACGACTCGTATAGAAAACTTAAAAACTTGGTTGATGATGAGGCTGCGTATTACGTTAGCAGAATGGAAATGTACTACCAAGACATCAAAGACTCAATAAACCTTTAATAGAATAAAAATTAAATAAACGAAAGATGGCTACAACAGTATCTATTACTACAACTTACGCTGGCGAATTTGCAGGTAAGTACGTGTCAGCAGCACTTTTGTCTGCCGATACAATCGAAGGCGGTGGTATCACCGTAAAACCGAATGTGAAGTACAAAGAGGTAATGAAGAAACTTGCAACGGATGCAATCGTAAAAGATGCAACGTGTGATTTCGCTGACACTTCTACTGTTACTTTGACTGAAAGAATCCTCCAACCGGAGGAGTTCCAAGTAAACTTGGAATTGTGTAAGAAGGACTTCCGTTCTGATTGGGAGGCAATCCAAATGGGTTACTCTGCATTTGACAACTTGCCACCGGCATTCTCTGACTACATCCTTGGCCACGTTGCTGCAAAGGTTGCAGAGAAAATGGAAACAAACATCTGGCAAGGTACTAACGCTACTGCAGGTGAGTTCGATGGTTTCGAAACTTTGTGGGAAGCTGACTCTGACGTAGTAGACGTAACAGGTACAACTGTAACTGCTGCTAACGTAATCACTGAAATGGGTAAAGTAGTTGATGCTATTCCTACTGCAGTTTACGGAAAAGAGGACTTGTACTTGTACGTATCTTCTAACGTTGCTCGTGCTTACGTTCGTGCTTTGGGTGGATTCGGTGCTTCAGGTTTGGGTGCGAATGGTGTGAACAACCAAGGTACTACTTGGTTCAACGGTCAAGACTTGGCTTTCGACGGTGTACGCATCTTCGTTGCTCCGGGACTTGCTGACAACACTATGGCTGCTGCTCAAAAATCTAACTTGTTCTTCGGTACAGGCTTGTTGGCTGACCACAACGAAGTGAAGTTGATTGATATGGCTGACCTTGACGGTTCTCAAAACGTTCGTGTTGTAATGCGTTTCACTGCAGGTATCCAATACGGTATCGGTTCTGAAATCGTACTTTACAATTAATAGTTGATTTTAACTAACCAAGAGGGCAGGTAGGCAAACGCCTGTCTGCCCTTTTTTAATACTTATAATATGGCTTGTGATTTAACAAAAGGACGTGTACTTCCTTGTCGTGATTCAGTAGGTGGCATCAAAGATGTTTACTTTGTGGACTACGGTGATTTGGGCACTATTACCCTCACGGATGATGAGGTAACGGATATGGATGGTACGTTCAGTGCGTACCAATACAAACTAAAGGGCAACAGCTCTTTGGAGCAGAATGTTACTGCTTCTCGTGAGAACGGGACAGTATTCTTCGAGCAGGTTTTGAACCTTACTTTGCCTAAATTGAGCAAAGAGGATAATAAAGAGTTAAAACTTTTGGCTTATGGTCGTCCACATATCGTGGTTGTTGACTATAATGGCAATGCTTTCTTGATGGGACGTGAGCACGGAGCTGATGTAACGGGTGGTACAGTTGTTTCAGGTGCAGCGATGGGGGACTTGAGTGGTTACACCCTATCCTTTACTGCACAAGAATTGACTCCTGCCAACTTCATCGACTCACCGGTTGACGGTGACCCATTTGATGGAATGGCTGGTGCTACGGCAACTATCGTTGCAGGTACAGACTTCTAATCGAATGTTAAGTGATTGAGAGGGGAGGCTTCGGCTTCCCCTTTTTTTTGCAAAAAACTTTTGAGATACGTTATTTAGGTATGCATATAGTAAGTACAACGAACAAGCAGATAAAGTTTGTTCCACGCAAAGTGGAAACCGGCTCAATATCTTTAAAGATTACTGACGAGCAAACAAACAAGTCTACAACGGCTTCGGTTACCGCCACGGAAAGCGGTAACTTTGTGGCAGTTACGCCAACCTATACGTTCAAAGAGGGCAGATTTTACTATATTGTGCTGACCGGAACGGTTGAGTTGTATCGTGGTAAGGTGTTTTGCACCGACCAAACGGATTACGATAAATATGACGTAAACAAAAACGTTTACGAAGAACACGACAAGGCTAACGCCAACGAATACATTGTTATATGAAGCTACACGCTATAAACCTTGCCAGCTACACGAAGCCTCAAATCATTGAGCAGAAGAATCGTGATTGGGTAGAATATGGTGCCGACAACAACTACTATCAGTATTTGATAGACCGTTACAACGGCAGCCCTACGAATAACGCTATTATAAACGCCATTAGCGACCTTATTCACGGAAAAGGTATAGATGCTACGGATAGCAGCAAAAAGCCCGAAGAATACGCTAAAATGCGTTCTTTGATTCACGACGATTGTTTGCAGAAGGTAATTGGCGACTTGAAGCTGATGGGTCAGGCAGCCTTTCAGGTTATCTACACAAAGCAAGGCCGTCAGGTAGCGCAGGTGGAGCATATGCCTATTCAGACACTTCGTGCTGAAAAGATGGGCGAGGAAGGTGAGATTGAAGGTTACTACTATTGTGCCGATTGGTCAAAGCTAAAGCCAAACGAAAAGCCGGAACGCTATGCAGCGTTCGGTACTTCTAACGAGGCTATCGAGATTCTTGTAATCCGACCATACAAAGCAGGATTCTATTACTACTCACCGGTAGACTACCAAGGTGGTATTCCGTATGCAGAGCTTGAGGAGGAGGTAGCAAACTACCATATCAACAATATCAAGAACGGCTTGTCGCCTTCTATGATGATTAACTTCAACAACGGTGTACCGGATGAGGAGGAGCGTATGGAGATTGAGCGCAAGATTCGTGATAAGTTTTCCGGCAGCTCAAATGCCGGTAACTTTATTCTTGCCTTCAACGAAAGCAAAGAGTTAGCAGCTACGATTGATGCCGTGCCTCTTTCAGATGCACCGGCTCAATATGAGTTCTTGTCGGGTGAGGCAATGCAAAAGCTGATGGTGGCTCACCGTGTTACCTCGCCTATGTTGTTGGGTATCAAGGACAACACCGGATTAGGAAACAATGCGGAGGAAATTGAAACGGCTACTTTGTTGTTTGACAACACGGTTATCCGACCTTTCCAAAATATGGTTATCAAGGCGTTAGACCAAATCCTTGCAGTCAACGGCATTAGCCTTGACTTGTACTTCAAGACTTTGCAGCCATTGGAGTTTACGGATAGAAGCGCAGCAGTTACCAAAGAAGAAACGGAAAAGGAAACAGGCGAGAAGCTATCCGCTCAAGGTTGCGGATGCAAAACTGAATTGAAAGATAAGGACGACCCGTGTTGGGAGGGCTACGTTATGGTAGGCCACAAGATGAAGGACGGCAAGAAAGTACCTAATTGCGTACCGGAAGAAAGTCTTTCAGCAACGGCAGATGCGTTGTTAGAAATGGGTGAGGACGAGGACTTGGAAAATTGGGAGCTTGTTGACGAAAGAGACGTTGACTACGACCAAGAGGAAGCCCTTGACAAGATGATTGGCCTTGCAAGTACAGGTACTGCCCGTCCAAACGCTTCAAGCGAACAGGACGGTGAAAATGCAGCCGGTGAGAAGTTCCGTGTACGTTACCAATACTCGCCTTTGAGAGCCGGAGCAAACTCAAGAGAGTTTTGCAAGAAAATGGTGTCAGCCAAGAAGATATATCGCAAGGAAGATATCATAAGAATGGAGAACCTGTCGGTCAATGCAGGGTTCGGACCCGAAGGAAGTGATACGTATTCTATTTGGTTGTACAAAGGTGGTGCAAGATGCCACCACAAATGGGTACGCAAGACTTATATGTGGAAGGAAGGCATCAAGCCTGACGTAAAAAGCCCGAATGCTAAAACTATTAGCACAACCAAAGCAAGAGGCAAGGGCTTTAGACCACCGGCCAACGACAACAAGGTAAGCATTGCTCCAAACAAGATGAAAAACAAGGGCTTCATCAACCCACCAAGTGATAAAGACAAACAAGGAGGAATCTAATGGCTACTGCATTATTCATAAAGCGAAGCGACCTTGTCCGTAATACGTTTCTTTCCGGAAACGTAGATACCGATAAGTTCATTCAGTTCATAAAAATAGCCCAAGAGGTACACGTTCAGCAGTATCTTGGTTCAAAGCTATTCGACAAGATATCGCAAGATATTATTGACGACGAATTGACCGGAAACTACGAGACTTTGGTAAACGATTATATACAACCAATGCTTATCCATTGGGCTATGACCGAATACTTGCCTTTTGCAGCGTTTACTGCTTCCAACGGGGGGATATATAAGCGCACGGTAGAAAACGGCGAGAATGCCTCGAGAGAGGACTTGTCGTTCCTCATAGAGAAGGAACGTAACCTTGCTGAATACTACACAAGAAGGTTTATTGATTATATGGCTTTTAATAATAACTTGTATCCGGAATACAACACGAATACAAATGATGATATACACCCACTAAAAGACAGTACTTTTAACGGATGGGTGCTATAACAACATACAAGCCAAAACAAAAGAACATCAAGAAGCTGCAAAGTTACTTGTTAAAGAAAACGAAGAAGAATGGCAACTGACGAAAAAGGCTACGGCAGTATATACGGCTCCACGTGGTGGGGTAGTGGCGATGCTTTTACCAACACGATAGGTTGGGGAAGTGCAATGTTTTATATCTTGGAACCGGCAGGCTTCCAAAATCGTGTCTTGGACGACGGTGCAACAATGGAAGCATTCGAGTGTGTCAGCAAGACACTACGAAGAATGCCTCAAGCCAACATAGGTCGTCAGCTAATGGATGC